TGTCTAACAGCACATTTTCTAACATAACACCTCACTTTTCTAGTTATAAAGAGTATGGAATACCGCCCACTAGTGTTAATAGCAATATCCCATATTTTTTACAACTAAGCGATTGAGAAAATCAATCCCTCACGCATAGTAACTTGAGCAAAAAATTCACGCCCTTTATTATTAGTAATTGTAGGCCTATTACAACCAACAAATGTGCCATTGTTTAAAAACTCATCCCCAAAAAAACTGGTTTCAGTATAGTTTAATGGCTTACCAACATTTTCCTTTAGAGCTTTCTTGCTCGGATAATTTAATATCATCATTTTTGCACCTTCCTTCTTATAGTTAAAAAATATCCACGCATTTTAATTGCGTGGTTTATTGACTTCTTATCCATAATTATACCTATGAAAATCAATAAGTCAAATGAAATTCTTATCCCATTTCAGTTATTAATTTTCTCAAATTTAAAAAAAAGAAGTTAAAAAAAAGCCCTGAAATTAATCAGGGCTTCAATGCAAAACTAATCAGCATTACCTTGCTTTTTAACCGGTATTGTAGCCACTAACCTTGCTTTTTCAAGCTCTTTTCTAAAGTCAGTAATTACATTGTCAAAATAATAATCAAATTCACTTTTAGTAATAACAAGTGCATTCTTTTTATCAATTTCACAAAACCGCTCAAATAGTGAGACATTTTTAGTTATAAATAACTCACTTTCTGCAATACTCAAGTTTAATACAATGTCATTTTTATTAACTAATTCTAGCACTGTATTTAGCACGCCTTCCTTCGAATAATTGCCACCTTTAGCAGGTAACACTTTAGACATTACGCAAGGCGTATTATCATTTAAAGTAACATTTTTCATGCTTTTACGGTTTTCTTTAGTAAAAAATTTCTCTGTAGAATCTTTCACCAAGTCACTGTAAGCCCATTCAATTGTAGACTTTAAAGTCTTCATAAGCTTATCTTTTTTATTAACCTTAAAGTAATTCATTAATAACTCTAAAGTATATAAATCAGCTTGAGATTTACCATCCTCGGATAATTTAGCAAGGGACTTTCTTACCTTGGTTCTTAATTGTCCCTGCTTAGTATCATAAGCTTTAACTTGTGTACCAATTGAGACTGCATTTTTATCTAATTTATAAGCTTTCTCAATTTCAGTTTTAACTAATTGTTCTGCATTAATAGTATTTAAGTCTTTCATTTTCCACCACCTTTTAATAATTAAAAAATGAGAAAAACTACTTTAAACACTGGCATTAATAACACCATGACAGTGTATTAATGCAGTTCAACTCGTATCAATTCCATAACTGGAATAACTCTATTATGCATACATCCGGACATAACGCAAGTCAGGGCTATTTCACACAATTAAATTGCGTGGGATTAAAACTTGATTGACTGTGATTATTACTATCAATCTGTGAAAAACGAATGCAGTTAAAAATTACATATGCAGGTAAAAAATACCTGTATCAATTCATGTGTATAAATTCATATATATCAATTCCACGCATATCCCTTATCCATATGTATTCATATGTATGTAATGATGTGTATGAAGTCATATATATGTTTGAATTGGCGCAGGAAGGGGATATACATCAATACATATAGATTAATTCATATATATGTTTCCGAGAAAAGCGAAGGCCACCCCACCCAAAACGCCACGAATTAAATCGGGGGAAACCCACCTGCATGTAAAATTATTATTTTTCACTTTTGTTGTATGTTGCGGGAGAATACTGCCTCAGATTTCGGGATAAGAATATATTTACACTATAAGTATACTTATATGGTATAATATTGTTTATCTTTTTAAGGATACATTCAGTATTCCTAGCAATCTCTAATGAAGAAACTCCCCTACAACATACCAACAAAACAATCATTAGAATATTCTAGGTATAAACATAACAATATTTTGACACTAGTATAAATAATATAATATGGCTCAAAAAGGCAAAGTTTCTGTTGACTCAGAAGATGAAATAAGACAAATAGAGAAAGATTTAGAAGAAGAACTACGTTATGCTGTAGCTTCCGCTAAGGGAATTGTACCTGCTGATGCAGTAATTAAGATTGAACGCAAACTAGGCAGGCCTACAGGCGGATTGTCAGCAGAAAGTAAGGCAGCTGGTGGTAAAAAGTCTAGAATCAAGCGTGGACAGACGTATAAACCAACTAATGATGACTATTCTAAGGTAGAAGAGATGGTATGTATAGGATTAGACCAACATACTATTTCTAAAATAATGGGTATTTCTAATGCTACCCTTATTAAATACTATTCTCATAATTTATTAATAGGAAGAGAGAAGAGGACTGCTAGAGTTGCAGGTGTAGCATATGAAATGGCTATTTCTGGAGAATCTCCGAGTATGACAACCTTTTGGTTAAAGACTCAGGCAGGCTGGTCTCCGAAACACCACGTTATTATTGAGGATAGAGCTTTTGACATTAAGTGGGCAGCGGATGCTGCAGATATTGCAGACGCTAACCAATATTTAAGGGATAAAGACGATAAAGTTCACTAATGCTCTCTAAGATTCACGCTCGCTTGAAACAACAACTTATAGAAAGAGATGATATGTCTGATAAAGTTGCTGAAAACCTTTCCAAATTTATTTTAATCAAGAGAGGGCATTTGAATAGGGATGGAACGCCTACTATAGAAGGTTCTATTAGAGGTAATATGACTCCCGGAGAAAGGGCTATTGATAGGGCTGTAAAACGAAGTGGTGGTCTTCCTCAATATTATAAGTATGACGAAGAAACTAATCGTGCTCATAAAATAATAGGAAAGGGATGGAAGAGAAACGTAAAGAAATAGTAATTCCTTACACACCTAGAGAATTACAGAACGAAATACATACTAATTTAGACAGATTCAACGTAGTTGTCTGTCATAGAAGGTTTGGTAAGACAGTGTTTGCTATTAATCAACTGATTAAAAGTGCTGTCGAAGATACAATAAATGGTAAGCCTGCACCACGCTATGCTTACTTAGCACCACTATTCAAGCAAGCTAAGACAGTTGCTTGGGATGAGCTTAAAAGACTTTGTGGAGTATTTCCAGAAGTAAAGTTTAATGAAGCGGAACTGAGAGCCGACTTTATGGGAGCGAGGATACAACTCTACGGGGCAGATAATTATGATACTCTCAGAGGAATTTATTTAGATGGCGTCGTGCTCGATGAATTTGCCCAGATGAACCCTAAGATGTTCTCTGAGGTAATAAGACCAGCACTTAGTGACAGAAAAGGTTATGCCATATTTATTGGTACACCAAAGGGAAAGAATGATTTTTACGATTTATACCACGCAGCAAAGGAAAGAAAGGGCTGGGCTAGATTTTTATATAAGGCGAGTGAAACGGGGATATTAGATGATGAGGAATTGGTACTTGCGAAACAAGATATGGCAGAGACTGAATTTGAACAAGAATACGAGTGTTCTTGGTCTGCTGCACTTAGAGGTGCGTATTATGCTAAAGAGGTTGAAACTTGCTATGAAGAAGACCGAGTGGGGAAAGTCCCTTATGACCCGTCTAAACAAGTAGTAACAAGCTGGGATTTAGGCGTAGCTGACGCAACCTCAATTTGGTTTGCACAGTTTGTAGGAAAAGCGGTACACCTTATAGATTATTTTGAAAGTTCAAATGAAGGATTACCCTTTTATATTGATGTACTTAATAAGAAAGGATACCAGTATGGTGCACACATAGCACCACATGATATAGTAGTTAGAGAATTTTCTACTGGAAAATCAAGACGAGACCTAGCATTTGACTTAGGTATTGACTTCCAAGTAGCACCAAAGTTAAAGGTAATGGATGGTATTGATACCACTAGGACCTACCTTAATAAGTGTTGGTTTGATGCAGATAACACTAAGAAAGGGTTAGAGGCATTACTACAGTACCGCAGTAGTTATGATGACAAAAAGAAAATCTGGTCGCAGAAGCCAGTCCACGACTGGACTTCTCACGCCAGCGATGCTTTTAGGTACTTAGCTATAACAGATGTAGTATTTACTGGCAATGATAGTGTCTGGGGAAAGGAACTCCCTAAGACTGATTTAAGTTGGATTGTATAGGAGAAGGTATGAATCCGAAATGGTTTGAAAATAAGATACTAGAGATGGCACAGGATATTAAAGACCTTAAAGAAATAATGAAGGTAGTTAGTTTAGCAACACCGCCACCTAAAGAAACGAAGTACCCTATTAATAAAGGTAAATAATTTATGGCTAAAATGACAAAGAGGGAGCTATCTGCTCACTTAGAGCAGGAAATTAGTTCCGCACTAGGGTATAAGGATGGCAAGCTTACAGCACAACGCTCAGATGCGATGGACCGCTATTACGGTAAGAAGTATGGTAATGAGCAAGAAGGCAGAAGCCAGATTGTTACAAGAGATGTAGCAGATGTAATCGAATGGATTATGCCCAGCCTTATGAAGATATTCACTTCTGGTGATAAGGTAGTTCAGTTTGAACCACAAGGTCCAGAAGATGTTGACATGGCCAAGCAGTCTACGGACTATGTTAACTATGTTATTATGCGTCAGAACCCCGGCTTTAGTATAATATACCAATGGTTCAAGGATGCTCTACTACAAAAGAATGGTATAGTAAAGCATTACTGGGATGACACCAGTGAAAAAGTAAGAGAAGAATACAAGAACTTAACAGAAGAAGAGTTCATGGCTCTCTTATTAGAGGACAATGTAGAAGTAAAAGAACATACAGAAAATGGTGGTGAAGAAGATGAACTAGGTATACAGCCACCGCAACAAGTAACACACGATGTTGTAGTAAATAGAACATATGAGGAAGGACAGGTTAGAATAGAAGCTGTGCCTCCTGAAGAATTTTTGATTAACAAATATGCTAAGACAATACAAGATGCACGATTTGTTGCTCATAGAGTAAAGAAAACTAAGTCTGAATTAATAGCACAAGGCTATCCTAAGAGTAAGATAGAGA